GGCCCGGATGGGGATCAACCCCAACTCGGGCAAGTCGCTGGCGATCAACAGCGAAATGGGGGTGAGCGAGGCGGCTGCGAAGGCTGGGGTTTCTTCGTCGGCCCGCGAGTCGGCCCGGGCCGAGGGGTATGCCCTGACTGACCGGGCGTCCAATGCGCTGGCTGGGTATCCCAGCATGGGCATGGGCACCACAGGGGCGGCGGCTGGTTTTGGGGCTTCGGGCGTTGGTCTGGCGAATGCCTCCCTCGCCGGGCGCAACAGCGGCTATGGGTCGGCTGCCCAGGTGGCTGGCCAGATGGGCACGAATGCTACGGGGATGTACGGCCAGCAGGCCAACTACCAAACCCAAGCACAGCAGGCCCAGAACGGCCTGTGGGGCGCCTTGGGGACTGTTGGCGGTATGGCATTGAGCGCTTACGCCAAAAGCGACGAGAACGCCAAGGAAGACATCAAGCCAGTCGATGGCAATCAGGCCCTGCAGGCCATCCGCAACATCCCGATCTCCAAGTGGAGCTACAAGCCCGGGGAGGGCGACGGTGGCCAGCACGTGGGGCCCATGGCCCAGGATGTCCAGGCCGAGGTGGGCGACCAGGTGGCCCCGGGCGGCAAGGCCATCGATCTGATCTCGATGAACGGTATTGCCATGGCTGCCATCAAGGCCCTGGACAAGAAGGTAAGCAGCATCGTCGCACGCCGCGGCACGAAAGGTATCTGATGGCCAACAACTCACTCGTTTCTTTCATCGCTGGCTTTGGTACCGGCTACATGAACCAAGAGGAAAAAAAGGCAAACCGCGAGCGCCAGGACAAGATGGATCAGATCGTGCTCGATCGCGCGGCGCGCGACAAGGCTGATGCCGACAGGCAGGATGCAGAGCGCGCCCAGATCTCTGCAGCTGCTGCGCCTACGGCCGTGACCGGTGCAGCACCCCAGGTGCAGTTCGGCCAGGATCAGCCGGTGCAGTACGACGACGCCAGCGCCGCCGGCAGTGATGCGCGCCAAGCTGCCCGCATGGGCATCCAAACCACCGTCACCCCCACCCGCTGGGCTGCTGGTGGTCAGACCTTTGGGTCCGAAGCCGAGGCTGCAGGGGCCGCCCAGAAGTTCAACACCCCCGAGGCGGCAAACACACGCATCGGTGCCGTGCTGCGCGGCATCAATCCTGAGCGTGGCGCCGCCTTCGAGCGGGCGAATCAGCAGGTGAAGCTCGGCGCCATGCAGATCCAGCGGACTGAGCAGCAAGAGGCTGACGACAAGTTCAATCGCCAGGTGCAGGACAAATTCCAGCAGCGGGGCCCATGGAAGGGGGCCGCCGAAATCCTCACTGAAACGGGCGCTGGTGGTCTCGCGGGTGCGACGGTCCGGCCGGTGGTTGCCCCGGATGGCAAAAGCGTCCGCTTTGTCTCGACTGCCCCGGATGGCACCGAAAGTGACCTGGGCCTGAACTACGAGAACAACCAGGCCGGCGTACTGCGCTTGCTCTACGACGCGAGCAAGATTGACCCCAAGCTCAAGCTCGAATGGCTGCGCGACTTTCAGAAGCAGCAGCAGGACGCGCAATTCAGGGGCCAGCAGCTGGATATGAACCAGCGTCAGCAGTCCGAGACCGAGCGCCATCACCGCGCGCTTGAAAACCTCAGCGGTGAGCGTGTGGCCAATTCCGCAGCGCGTATCGGCATGCCTCGTCCTCTCACTGCGGCGCAGGAGCGCGCCAACGCAGAGATCGACGCGGCTCGCCAGCAAGTTGCTGGCCTGAGCAACGCCGAGATCCTGCGCCGCACGGCCAAGGCCACGAACACCGGCCGAGAGAACCCCGACTATGACCCGGGCCTGGCTCGCGCCGCTGGCCTGGCCCGCCGCCGCAAGGTGGGTGAGGACGATCAATTCGACAGCCGTGGCACCCCGGCACAGGCTGCTTCTGCACAGGGCCCGGCCCAGGGCATTGCCCAGGCCTTTCAAGCCGACCCGGCTATGAAGGGCTACCGCCTGGGCTCCAAGACCCCAGCGGGGAGCTACGAGGTTCTGGACTCGACCGGCAAGCTGGTTGGCCATTACGACTGATCGGGTGTCACATGCCTTTCACTCCACTGGAAACCCCCGCCCTCCCGACCCGCGTGAGCCCCGCACTGCAGGCGCAACGCGATGAAGAAGCCCGGCGCATAGTTGCCGCCGAGATCGAAGACCCGGCGTTTTCTGGCGCCGAAGACCAACAGGCCCTGCGCCGCGAGTATCAGCAGCGCTTTGGCGGCGAGGTGCCCACACCTTCCGCCCGCGCGCACAGGTTCACGCCTTTGGCTGCGGACGATTCGCCAACGTCACCAGGGCCTGCCAAATCCCGCTTCACCCCGATCGAGGATCCCAAGCCCAGCGTGCTCAAAACCATCGCGCTCAACAACCCACTGACCGCCCTCGGCGAAGCTGGCCTGAACCTGGCCAGCCAAGTTGTCGCGCTGCCCGCTGCCGGGCTGGCCGGCCTGGCCACCGAGGCCGGCCGCGTGGTGGGTTTGACCGACAAGACGGGCGCCGACGTCGTGCACCAGGTGGGTGATGCCCTGACCTACCAGCCGCGCGGCGAGATGGGCAAGGCAGCTGCTGAGGTCGTGGCCTACCCCTTCGAAAAGCTGGCCGAGGGCGGCCAATACGTGGGCGGCAAGGTGCTGGACGCCACAGACAGCCCGGTGCTGGCCACGGCCGCTGACACGGCGATCAACGCGCTGCCGATGGCGATTGATCCCGCGCTGCGGGCTGGCAGGCGCGCCATGGGTAGATCTGGGAGCGCGGCGGGCACAGACCCATCAGCTGCCCGTGATGTTCCTGATAGCGCCCCCAGCAGCGCAACAGCACCAGCTGCGAAATACGGATTCACCCCACTGGCAGAAGCTGCCGGCGATACCGCACCGGCCCGTCAAGTGGCCAACGCAGAGCCCGCACCGGTGGCCAACGCACGTTTTGCCGTGGTCGATGCAGACCAGCTGCGCGCCTCGCATGATGCATTGCTGAAGCCCACCCCTGACTACCCAGCGGAACTGGGCCGGCCGGATTGGGAGCGGGGTGATGCTGCTGAGCGCGTGCGGGCCATCGTGCAGGACTTCGATCCCCAGCGACTCGGCCAGGCCGCCGACGACGCCAGCGGCGCGCCGGTGGTGGGCTCCGATGGCATCGTGGAGGCAGGCAACGCCCGCGCCGTCGCCCTGAAGCGCGTCTACCAGGCCAACGGCCAGAAGGCGGAGAACTACCGCACCTGGCTGGCTGACAACGCCAGCGAGTTCGGCCTGAGCCCTGAGCAGGTGGCCACCATCAAAAAGCCGGTTCTCGTGCGCCTGCGCGCCGATCAACCCCACCAGCAGGCCGCGATCCTGGCGCCCGACATGGCCGCCGCCGCCGGCGAGCTGGCGGGCCTGAAGCAAGCCGGCGCAGATCTGGGCGAAGGCCTGGCCCAGGCTGGCGTCGACGTGCAGAGCCTGCACCCAGAAACCCTGGCCATCGTGCAGCACCTGGCCGAGGGCGGCCGACTGCCGCAGGACCTCATCAATCAACTTTCGACAGAGAAAGGCCCCAACCATGCCGAGACCCCGCGTCACAGCCCCGCTGACCATGCCCCTGACACCCAGCGGCGCTACGCTGGAGAAGACCCGGTTACTGGTGCGACGGCTGGAGTCGAACCCCCGAATGCGGCAAGCAATCGCCTCGGCAATCAAGGCTATGGGCCTGCCGGAGCGGCGCTGACCGACCTGCACCTGGGCAGCGATGTCGCATTCAGCCAGGTGGAGGCTGCCAGCCGGCGCCGGCCACCAGCTGCAGACAGCGGCCTGCCGGGCGATGGGCAGGCCAATGCCTTTGCACCTGGTGCCAACTACGTCGGCTTCATCGACGATCGTGCTGGCCCGGCCCCCAGCCATCCCCCGGGCGCTGAAATCAGCGGCGGGTCTCGCCCCGCACCGATTCGCCGCGAAGACATCCTGGTGCCCTTCCTCAAAGCGCTGGATACCGGGGTTTATGAGGGGCGCGTGAAGGGCAAGGGGGTGATGGGCTTCTTCCGGCCGGCGACAGGGGAGGTTCGCGTCAAGCGCCATGCCGACCTCGAATCAACGGCCCACGAAATCGCCCACCTGATCGACCACCGAACCCCCGAGATCCGCAAGACCTGGATCGAGGGCAAGAACTGGCAACTGCACCGGGAGGAGCTGCGCGGCTTGTCCTACGACCGCAAGAAGATCTACGAGGGCTTTGCGGAGTTCGTCCGGCACTACATGACCCAGCCCGAGGTGGCGAAGATGCGGGCCCCGACGTTCTATCAATGGTTCGAGGACTTCCTGGGGCGCCACGAATACGGCAAGGCCATCAAGAAAGCCCAGGCCGGCATGGTGGACTGGTTTGCCCAGGATGCGCTCGATCGGGCGCGCTCCAAGATCGGCGACCACCGGCCACTGAGCGAGTCCCTGGATGGTCGTTGGGACGCCTTCCGCCAGGCGACCGTGGACGATCTGCACGGCGTGTACCGCATGGAGCGCGAGTTGAACGGCGGCAAGATTGCACCCAACGGGGCCTACGAATCGGCCCGCCTGTCCCGAGCCGCCCAGAGCATCGCGGATGGCGCCATTCGCTACGGTGCGCCTGTCAAGAAGGCGGATGGGGCATTCACCTGGAAGGGCAAAGGCCTTGAAGAGATCCTGCGCCCCGTGGCCGGCGACCTCGACAATGCCCTGCTGTACTTCGTCGGGCGCTCATCGCGGGAGCTGGCGGCCCAGGGCCGGGAGCACCTTTTCACGCCCGGCGAGATCGACGCCATGCTCAGGCTGCGCACACCCGAGTTCGAAAAGGCCTTCAGCGAGTACCAGGCCTGGAACAGCGGCATCCTCGACTTTGCTGAGCAGCAGGGCATCATCAACCCGGCCGCCCGGGCCCTGTGGCAGCGCACCCAGTATCTGCCTTTCCACCGCGTTGCCCAGGCTGATGGCTTCCGGGGCAAGCCCGGGGACTGGAGCGGCATCAAGGCGCTCACCGGTGGCACCGAGAACATTCGGGACATCCTGGGCAACATGACGGCCAACGCCGCCATGCTGATCGACAAGGCTGTCAAGAACGAGGCGCGCCAGAAAATCGCCGACCTGGCGGCCCAGGCCGAGGGCGGCAAGTTCATGGCCAAGATCGAGGCCGGCTCACGCCCGATGAAGGTCGACAAGACGGCTGTCATCGATGCCCTGCTGAAGTCGGTGGGCCTGGAAAAGGGGGCGACCGCCACGCCGGCCGCAGCCCGGGCCCGCGAGCACCTGCAGAAGATGTTCGAGGACTCGCCCGGCATGCTGGAGCTGATGCAGCACAACATGCCGCCTGGCGGGGGCAACGTGGTCGCGGTGCTGAAGGACGGCAAGCCGGTGTGGCACGAGGTGGGCGACCCCATCCTGCTGCGCGCCCTGCAGGCCATCGACCGCGAGCCGCCTCCCTGGATCACGAAATGGCTTGGCCTGCCCAAGCGTGTGGGCCAAGCCACGATCACGATGACCCCGGATTTCATGGTGGCCAACATCGCCCGCGACACGATCATGGGCAGCGTGATGAGCCGGGCCGGCTTCCGCCCCATCATCGACAGCCTGAACGGCATGCGCCTGCGCGTGACCAACGACCCGATCTATCGCGAGTTCGTGGCCAATGGTGGCGGCCTGTCCAGCATCTTCCTCGATGAGGCCAAGTTCCGGGCCAAGCTCTCGCGCTTCTACCAGAGCCAGGGCATCAGCTACAAGACAGTCCTCAACACGCCTGAGAAGCTGCTGGGCTTCATCGAAACCCTGGGCGACGCCTTCGAGTCCAGCACCCGCCTGGGCGAGTACAAGCGGGCCGTGGACAGCGGTGTGAACCCTCGCCATGCGGCCTACCTGGCGCGCGAGATCTCGACCGACTTCGCCATGCGAGGGGACAGCAAGCCCCTGGGCTTCCTGTACGACACGGTGATGTTCCTGCGGCCGGCCGTGGTCTCCATGGATCGCCTGTTCCGCGGTGTGGCCCATGACCCCAACCGGGGCGCGATCGCCACGAAGGCCGGCATGCTGGCTCTCATGAGCGCGGCGCTGTACTTGCTCAACAGAAGCGACCCGCGGTATCAGGATCTGCCCGATTGGGACCGGGACAGCCACTGGCATTTCTTCGTCGGCGACCAACATTTCCGGTACCCCAAGATCTGGGAAGTCGGGGCCCTGGCATCGGTGGCCGAGCGGTCCGTGGAGAAGCTGGTCGACGACGATGCCCACGGCCTGGGGGGCGACTTTGCGCGCATCCTGGGGGCGACCTTCAACCTGAACTTCATGCCGCAGCTGCTGGCCCCCCTGTACGAGCAGGCGACCAACCGCACCGGCTTCACCAAGGCACCGATCGAGACACCCGGTATGGAAGACATGCAGCCCTTCTTGCGGGCCAAGCCCACCACCAGCGAGACGCTGAAGGCCGCCGGCATGGCGACCCGGGATCTGCCCGAGGCCCTGCAGATCAACCCAGTGCGCACCGAGGCGCTGCTGCGCGGCTACTTCAACACCTTCGCCATGTATGGCCTGGCCCTGTCTGACAAGGCATTCTTCGACGACAAGACCCCGGCCATGCGCACGGACCAGCTGCCGGTGGTGCGCCGCTTCTATGCCCAGGAACCGGCCCAGCACACGAAGTACGAAACCCAGTTCTACGACATGCTGGGCGAGGCCTCCCGCCTGCGCGGCACCCTGCGCGAGCTCGACAAGATCGGGCGCTCGGAGATCGCCGACGACAAGGAAAAGGCCCCCATGGCCGGTGAATATCGCCCCCTGGAGGTGGCTTCCAAGTCCCTGGCCAGCATCAACCAGGAGATGCGCGCCATCAGACGCTCAGCTGACACGCCCGAAGAGAAGCGCGCCAAGTTGGACAAGCTCACGGAGGAGCGCAATCAGCTGCTCAAGACGGCTGTGAAAGAGACCGAGGCCTCCATCAAGGCCACGACCAAGGCCGCAGCCCCGCAACCATGACAAGCGGTGTACACCATGACTGATCAAGACCTGACCCTGACGCAAAAGCAAGAACGCTTCTGTATCGAGTACCTCGCCACAGGCAATTCCCGAGAGGCCTATCGCCGGGCCTACGACGTAGCCCCGGATACCCTGCCCAGCACCCTCAGCAAGTCGGCGCATGAGCTGATGCAGATGCCCGAGGTGAAGGCGCGCATCGTCGAGTTGCGCGCCGAGGCCGCCGAGCAAGCGGTGATCGACCAGGCCCAGGTGATGGTGGAGCTGCTACGCAGCCTCTCGGGGAACGTGGTGGGGGCGGTGCGGTCATGGCCTGAAGAGGACGGTGAGGCCAGCGATTGAGGCTGGCCTCACCCACTTGCAGGGTCATTTGCCGTTCTTGCGGTTTTTTTCAGAGTTCAGCAATTGAGTCACTCGTCCGCGAGTAACGCCAAGCGTTTCGGCCACACGAGCTTGTGCCCCGTGCGGATTCTCCAAACTTTCGATTTTGACGAGTTCTTCCGTATATCTGGATTTACCGCTTCCAGTCATGCCGTGGTACGCGGCACGAGCCTGTTGCTTTTGCCTTTCTTCCAACCGCGTTTGCTGCTCACGGAGCTCTTGAATAGCTTCTGTGGTCTTCTTGAAGCCTTGCACGATGGTGGACATGACCTGTTCCAGTGGATCGGGTTGGGGTTGCTGTGCTCGCTTAGCCATTTGTACTTCCTATCGTTTGAACCTCCGCAAAGCGTAGCGCGGTACCGGCTTGAATTCAACTGTTTTGTTTAATTTGTTTAAACATTTTTGTGTACATTGGCATCGGCCAACCGTAATTGCGACCACATTAGGATTCATGAATGTGGTTCGAGGGTGTTCCTCGTCGAGGTTTTTGGGGACAGATGCGCATGACTCTCTTGTCCCGGACTTGAATGCTGTGGTAAGGTGCCTGCGTCCCTGCAGTAACAGGGGCGGTGCTTAAGAACACCTTTCGATCAGCGGTGCAGGCTCCCCGATAGGAGCCTTTGTCACGCCCCTATATTTCGTCGATGGGCCCCGAAAGGCCTCGTCGCGTGGTTTCGGACGGGATGGGCCTCCCCGTAAGGGTGGCCGCACGCCTGATCGCGTGTTCTTAACATCCCGTCCACCCGTCTTGCGTAAGAACAAGGCTGGTGGGTTTCAGTCTCGATCAGGAGCTTGACCCATGACCACGGTATCCACCGAGGCCGGCCGCTGCGCTGCGCCAACCATCTACCCTACCCAGGGCAACACCAGCCCCGCCGGTGTCCGCAACATTGCGGAGACCCCCGACCCCATCCAGACCCACGCCCGCGCCGTCAATTCGCTGCGCATGGCGCTGCACTACCTGAACCAGGCAGAGACCAACGTGCCCGGTGCTGGCCGCAAGGCGGTGCAGGCGCTGGCCGCCATCAATCAACTGCGGGCCGTGCATCCTGGCCAGGCCGCCAATGACAGCGGGAGGGCATGAGCCATGGCGAAGAATTGGACCCCCTGCAGCGACCGCGTGACCGTCGCCCTCAATGCCAACTTCCAGATGGAAGCCATGGTGAACGCCCTTATGGCCGCACGCTCGGCCGGCGACCCAGAGAACCTCGAGTTCTTGATCCTGGGGATCGGCAGCCGCCTCAAGGAACTGACCAGCGTCATGACGTCCGCGCTGAGTGACCCAGGCGCCCAGCTCGCGGCGCTGAATCAGAAACTCGGGTACGGCACCTGAGCGGTGGCCAACGGACGAAACAAGGGCGGGCGCCGAATCGACGTAGGACGCGATCCTGGCGGATTCGTGGCCTTGCCCTGGTCGGTGCTCGATTGCGCAGCCTACGTTGCGTTGAGCCATCCTGCGAAGGCCTTGCTGCTGGAGTTCGCCCGGCAACTGGTGCGGGACAACAATGGCCGGCTGCTGCTTTCTCGGCCGCACCTCGCTGCCAGGGGGTGGCGGTCGGCTGATGTCATCCACCGGGCGAAGGTCGAACTGCAGGAGGCTGGCTTTCTCTTCGAGACCGTGAAGGGCCAGCGTCCGAACAAAGCAAGCTGGTACGCCATCACCTGGCGCGCGCTCGACAGGCATCCTGGTTATGACGTCGGCGCGATCGAGCTGTTCGAACGTGGGGCGTATCAGCGCAGCAGTCCCCCTGAAAAATTGACACCCTTTGTCCGCGAGACGGACAAGATTGCCCTCGCATAGGTCCGTCTCCCGGACAAGACAACGATCCTGCTTGTCCGTCTCCCGGACCTATGCGGGCCCATTTTTTGCGTCGCCTTGTCCGTCTCCCGGACACCATCTAGATAACCATCTGCTGCATCCAGGTATCTGGCAGGCTTCGCGCTTGGGCAGGTTGTAGCAGGGGTATTCACGAAATCCGCCCGCCGGCTGAGGCCGTTGCACCGTTCCCAAAAATTTGGGAGCGGCTTCGCCAAGAACTTTTTGCACCTTTGCCATGAATTGGTCATGGCGCGGGATGTTGGGCCCCACGAGATAGGGCCACCGGGAGCCGGGGCATTTTGGGGATTTCCACTTGCTCATGTCGAGCCATTAAAGGCTAGCCAAGCAGCCTCATATGCATAGGGGTTTCGTGCAGTATTCGATGATGACCAGATCGAAGACTGACCCCGACAAGGCAATTGGCCAGGCGCTCACACGTCTGATGGCAGAACACCCCATTCTCAACACGCAGGCGGCCTTGGCGTCAGCCTCTGGTGTCGGCCAGACCACGATCAGCCGCATCATGCGCAGCGCGGTGAGTCCGAAGACTGACATCCTGTGTAAGCTGGCCAGTGCCCTGGGGGTGGACGCCACTGTGTTCTTCAGCGGCCCCGAGGCCCAGGCGCAAATCAACATGCGCCCCGTCCTGACGTGGGAGCATGAGGACGATCTGCCTGAAGGTGAGTTCGCCCTGATCCGGCGCCTGGGCGTTGAGCTTTCGGCCGGTAATGGTCATGAGGGTGTCGAGATCGTCATGGACGAGAAGCAGCCCCAGGCCTTCCGAGCTGACTGGATCCGCAAGAAGGGCCTCAAGCCCGTGCACCTGGCATGCATGACTGCAGACGGGCCCAGCATGGAAAGCCGCATCCAGGATGGCGACGCCCTGGTGGTGGACACATCCCAGAAAGAGATCGTTGACGGCAAGGTGTTCGGCCTCTGGTACGACGGCGGCGCGCGCGTGAAGCGCCTGTATCGCCTGCCCGGCGGCGGCCTGCGCATCAAGAGCGACAACCCAGACTTCGCCCCCATCGACCTGATGCCCGGCCAGCTCGAGCACGTGCACATCATCGGCCGCGTGGTGCATGTTGCAGGAGAAAGCGGCCTGTAGTGCTGGACACCCTGGTGCGCTCGCTGTGGATCGGCGCCTCAAGTGGGGGGGGCTGCTCAAAACTGAGCACACCCAGCTGGCTGAGGTTTCAGTCGGCAATGCTTCATGACAGGAGGGCACCGTCTCGAATTGCCGGAAATTTTCCCGGCAACTCCGCCCGGACAGGGGATGGCTCAAATTTGATCCATGTTGGGCAGGTGGTCCAGATTTGGACCATCGTGGGCTGAAGTCTCTGCCGGCGGCGCCGGCCGGCCCGTGCACCATAGCTTCAAATCTGAAGCCATGCTTCGGCCGTGGCCCGGTACGTTGCTGATGCCGCACCCCATCGCAACCTCAACCGCCTGAGTTTTCAGGTGGTCAGCCACTCTCACGGGGGTGTCTCCAAATTTGGCGATACCCCCAACCGGCTCAAAAGTGAGCCGGTCCCATCGTGGCCTCACTTTTGAGGTGGCGATAGATGGCGGGGGTGTCCTGAAAACTGAGGACACCCCCGACCACCTCAGCTTCGAGGTGTTTGCCAATGTCGGCTCAAAAGTGAGCCGACGATCAGAGGCGTGCGGCGGTGTCCATAGCCAGCACGGATTTGTTCTGACGAAATTCGTCGCAACAGCCTTCGTTGGGGGTCGTGAAACGCTACCCCTTGAACCTTACTTCGTCCGGATTTCGGACGAACAACACACAGGGATGAGCCTTGGAGTTTGTGCGTACGAAATTCGTCGTCACACCCAGGCCAGTGCTGGCGGCCTCAGTCCTTGTGACTGGCGCACTTCCCATTCGCTTTGCGGTACCCTGGCCCGCCACGAGAGCCGCAACCCCGGCGGCCGCCACGGGCCTGGGCCTGAGCTGCCATCGCGGCAAGCAGAACGGCCAGAAGGCCCCCACCAAGTTGTCGGCGCTTCATTGCTTGGTCCCTTCCTTGCCCGTGTAGGGGTTCACGTTGCCCTTGTGGGACCAGTTGTCCGACTTTGTGCTGTTGGGGTTGGTCGCGTGGTGTGGCGCCACGTAGGTGCCGTTTTTGGTGACGTGCCCGCTCACCGAGTGGCTGCTGCCGCTGCTGTGGCTGTGACTGTTGCCCTTGGCCAGGACGGTTGTGCTGCTGCAGATGCCCAGAGCTGCCGCGATAACGATCAGTGCGTTTTTCATGAGTCCTCCCTTTTTTAACCTTTTGGTACACATGATGCCTCGCCATTCAGGCGGTGCAAACAAGGGTTGTCCCGGGCGACTGAGGGGCGTTGAACCCCAAGAAAACCCCATGTTCTGGGCACAGCCTTGGTCTTAGGTCGGGATGTTTTTCCAGCGCGGCCCATTGGTGCGGACGGGGGCGGCTACAGCTGGCGAGGGGGTGGGGTTAAAGCAGCGGTCCCATTCGCCGCGGGCCACCAGGGGACGGCCGTTGGGCTTTCTGTCCACCTGCATGCCCAGGCCTCGCAGGAATCGAATCTTGGCCGCGTTCTGCTTGAGGCCGGCGCAGATGTCGTCGATCTCTGCGTCAGTCAGATGGGGGGTGAGCATGTGATTCGGGGTTTGCATGAGGGAACCGATCACACGATTGGCAACCGGCACGAGCGGTCAAAAGGGGCGATACAGCGTCAAGGGCCTCGGAAGTCGCAGCCTAGTTCGGATTTTTGTGGGCCTGCGCGATCGAAGATGCCATGTGCAAGCGGACCATACGCTCAAGTTCGGCTGTAGGCACCTTGGGGTTCGGACGCTGAATCAGCGCTTTGATGTTCCGAACGATCTGAACCGGCGTCATCACAACGCCCCATGGCACACCCCACCACCCCAACGCTGTGGAATACAGGGTGTCCAGAAGAGTCTTCTTGGTGCCACACGACCTGCAGCACACAGTTGGGCGGATCGACCATGACGTGAGAAAGAGCGCGGACCAGACCCGGTATGACTTGTAGACGTCCACAGGTCCCTCACCGCTGCATCGAGGGCAGTTGCCTTGATGCACTTGGCGCACAAAGTGAAGGACATCGGCAGAAGGCAACTGGCTGCCAATGCTCAAGAGCCGGCCCCCCTCAGCGCACTTGGCATTGCAAAAACGCATGCCATCTTGCCTTTTCCCACCGAAAAGAATCGTCGTGTTGCAGTAGGCGCACGTGGCCATGACACCCCCCTTTCCTGGTTTTGTCTGCTCAGTTTATCCATGCAGATTGCCCGGGGCCACTCCTCGCTCGTGGCCCGGCTGCGGGGCGCCGAGATGCTGGAGGGGCAGGCTAGGCAGCGCCTGTTCGGGGAGCATTGCGGCACGGTGCCCTGGGCCAGCCCGGCCGGCGCCGTCAGCGCCTCGGCTTGCCACGACAACGGGCGCTGGAGTGTGGGCGACGCGCGACCTTGCGAAATGGTGCAAGTGGAGCAGTTCGGCAAACTCCCAGCCGCCGCAGACCGCCTGGTGGCGCGCATCGTGTCCGAGGAGGGCACAGCCTGCCACGCCCCAGGCGGTCCCCGGGCTGCTGCGCTTGATGCCCGAGTGGCCGCAGTACTGCGGTCCGCTCAGCGTGGACAATTGGGGCACAGGATCTGCACCCAGATCCCATGCCAAACTCAACCGGAGACTCCATTGATTGACCGTGTGATTCGAATTGCCCAGGTGCTGG